CGTGTTTATCGTCGCATTAATTACAAACGCGGTAGTCATCCACCCGCAATACAACGCGCACCCGGAATTGGATCAGATCTATTTCCTTTGTTGCAAATGTTAGAAAAAGACATGATGGATGTTGCAGGGTTGCATGACGTAAGTCAAGGGCAGGCGAGTGCTGGTACACCAGCAGAATCTGTAAGATTGTTGCAACGCTCGGACAACACACAACATTCGTTTATTCGAGCTGACATCGAAATTAGTGCATCAAAAATTAAAGAGTGGGAAGTCTCACTAATCGAACAGTTTGCCATTGTTCCTTTTGTAGGAAACATTCAGGGGAAGATGCTCCCACAGGATCAAATACGTCAAGGCGTTATGCGATTTGATGCATTGCGAGCTGGTGGGCAATACCGGATTGTTTACATTCCGGGTTCGTCAATGGAAGATAGTCCTGATCAAAAGTTACAGAAATTGGCAGCATTACGACAGATGGGCGTATTTGGTGATCCAATGGATCCGGAAACTAACCGCCTATTTATTGAGCTGGCTAATATTCCACATGCATCTCGCATATATCAACATTTAGATCAACAGGCAGAAAAGATGGCACAGATGCAACAGCAACAAGCTGCCATGATGCAACAACAAGCCATGATTGAGGCTCAGGCTAAACAGGAGCAATTTAATCCTGAAGTCGAACAGATGAAGATGCAGTTAGAAGTGCAGAAACAACAAGCGATTATTCAGGCAAAATTAGAGGCAGATATTTCATTGGCTGCTGCTAAGGCTGGAATAGACGCACAACAAAATGAAGATTACGCAATGACGGAAATAGGTAAAGAACAGTTACTGCCGTCAAACGATTTGGGAGCAATGCCGTCAATGCCACAACAGGCACAATCGCAGCCCCAGCAAATGTTGCCACAATCGGGTGTGCAACAACCACCTCAAATGGGTGGCATGTTTTAAAAAAGTAAAGGTATGATATAGATGTCCGAAGAGATGGTGACACGAACCGCTGATTCGCCAGCAGCGGCAACGGGCAATGTTGGTGGTGCGTTAATTGATTTCGTTAGGGAGTCCGCCGGACCTAGCGAAAGTGGAGACATGGCGTTAAATAACTCCACTGATAGCAATACCGCATCACAAGTGCAAACAGATGGTGTTTTTGATCAGAGTTCTATACAAGAACGAGTAAAGAAACATTTACTGGACAGTGCATTACCGGATAAACAACCGGGGAATGTGCCATATGAGCGCTTCAAAGAAGTTAACGATGAAGCCAAACAGCTCCGAGCTGCGCAGGAAGCGTACTCAAAGTGGGCTGATGTGATTCGGCAGTTTGAGGAATCTGGTTTTCAATCAGCAGCTGATGTTCAAAAAGCTTATGAACAACAGCAGATGCAAAGCCAAGAAGATCAAATACGCGAGCGGTGGCAACATGAAGTTGCAAGCAACTACATGGATCCGGAACTTGCTCGCGTACAAGCCGAGGCTGAAATACAGAAGTTTAGATATGACCAAGTTGTAGGTCAAATGAACTCCTATATGGTGGCCCAACAACGTGAACAGGCGTTGCAGCAATTTCCATATGCAAGTCGCGCACAAGACGTGATGGATAGCCTTATACAACAAGGCATGAATCCAATGGATGCAGCAGCAGCCGTACATCGTCAAGTGACGGGTTTAGTTGAATCACTCGTACCGCAATTAGTGGATATGGTGACAAATCAACAGACAACGCCGACACCTATTGGTGGTGGTGACTCTGCGCAAGCAATGGTTCCACCGCAATCAACATCAACGCAAAACCGTATGTCAGGTCTTAGTAGATTACTAGGCATTCGGTAGGAGTAACCAATGGCTATCGATTTTAACGGTGCACTTACACTCGCAGATCAAGCTGTCCTTTCTAATGATCCTCTTGTAAAAGAAATCACTATGTCGTTGCACCAGACATGGAACGCTATCAAGGACATTCCATTCTACACATCGCCTTCTTTACGACAGGTTGGTGTACGCTATACGAACGAGGCTGGTACTATCCCAACTCCAACTTGGTCATCTATCAATGGTGAGCCAAACGCAGTTAAAGGTAAACCAAAGTCGTACGAAGAGCAGATGTATTTAATCCGCAATAAGATTACGGTTGACTGCCGTTTGCTTGACCAGCCAAACAATATCATTGATCCTGTAGAAGCTCAGATCAAGATCTTCATGGAGGGTTTTGCATACGACTTTAATGATAAGTTCATTAATAACGACCCAACGTCTTCTGCTGCTGGTAACAGTCCGGATTGTTTCCCCGGTCTTAAATTCCGTTTAGAAAACCGTGCAGATTATGACATTCCATCCGACTGTTTGATTGCACCTGCATCGACATCGGCATCACTGGACACGTCTAGTACCTTCTTAGCTGTTGAGGCTAACGGTGCTTTATCTGCAATGCAGGAGTTGTTTGACAACTTAAATGCACCAGATGGCAACGGCATTGTCCTATATATGAATGAAGACACAAAGCGTCGCTTTGAATCTGTCATTCGTTTACTAGGCGCTGGTACTGGTTTTAACACCGATAACGATGCATTTGATCGATCAGTAGACAGCTATAAGGGTGCCAAGATTCGCACAGTTGGACGTAAGTTAGACGGTACTACACCTGTTATATCTGCTCCATCTAACTTTGCAGACATCTATGCTGTACGCTATGGCACTGGCTATGTTCAGGGTTGGCAGTCTGGTCCATTTAAGCCAGAGTACTTAGGAAAGTCTAAGGAAAACGGCATTATGCATAACGTACTGTTTGACTGGGGCATGGGTCTTTGGATGCCAAATACACGGTCAATTGCTCGTTTACGCATTGCGACCAACTAAGGAGAATTAACGTGAGAGACGCAAAACTTACATTTAGCATTGCAGCACAGAGTGCTACAGCATCTGCCTATCTTGTAAACTCACCGGGGTCAGTTAATGGTGTTGTTTCGTTAATTATGAACGCAACAACTAGTGGCGCTAACGTTGCAGCCACATCCGTAGAACTTAACTATGGTGGGCTTGTAACAAATGGCGTATCTGGCGCGGTTATGGATGCCAACCAAGACGGATCAGTTACTGCGGCTGATTATGTCCGTGGTCAGATTATTAACCCGCTGTATGTCAAGGTTGCATTTAACCATACAGGTGTAACTGCTGCTGACACAGTGACTGTTGAGTTGCACGGTTCTGATACTAGTGGGTTTACCCCAGCTGCTTCGACGCTGTTGTCATCTGCTGTGTATACGGCAGCTGCAGCAACTGGTGCTGATCAGTTGGTGTTGCCATTGCAGTCATATGCAAAGTTCTTGAGGTTAAGATTTATTAGCTCGCAAGGACGCAACCCAGCACAGGTCAACGTAACCCAGATGCACATCCAGAATGGACGTGAGGGTAACCTCTAATTATGAATCTAGGTCAAATTAAACGTAATGTGCGAATGCTCGGTAGAAATTACTTTGGCACGGACGCAGATCGTGATCCATTTGGCCTAGATTATTTAATTATTGAACAGGCCAATCAGATAGCTCGGCAAACCGACTGTCTGGTTGGTCGTCGGTTTTTAGACTTAACGGTCAGCGTAAAAGATTATTGTGCTCCAGATATTTATCGAATTAAGGTAATTAAAATTTTGGACACAAATAATGAATATCAAAAAGTGCGCGTGTTTGATTATCAAGATCAATACATAGATTATTGGCGCAATCAGCCAGATGATCAAAGACCAGAGATAGTTGTGTTGCGCGGAATGAATAATATCTCTGTTTACCCAGCAACCAATGCAACTATTAACAATGGCTTGCTTCTGGAGGGTTATGCGCAACCCGGTGATAACTGGGCTTATGACAGTGCTGGTAATGCTTTACCAAATACGGACGCAACAGAATGTCCATTGCCCGAAGTTGCGCATGACTGCCTAGTATATGCAGTATTGCAAGCTCGTTCTATGCAAATGGGCGATATGAATGGCTATCAGATTTTTAAAAATGAATACATAGATAGGCTTTCTATGGTTGACAATTATGCCAGTACATATGGCCGGAGAGCAAAATAATGGCTAAAGGCTTTACTGATTTAAAAAACGAAGTTATACGATTATTAAACGAGACAGCCGATACTGTTGTAGCTGAAATCCCAGATGGTGTCGGTGGAGTTACTGCTACAAATAACGCTGGTATTCTTCAATATTTAAACGATGCTGCGTTTGACTTATGTCGCACGTGCGTATATTTACCTACTACATTAAGTGTCTCTACCCATACTGGTCGTACTTACGATTTTGGAGCATCCGCATTAGCATTTCCGCTAACAGTGCACGTAAACGGTGGATCAACTCCAATATTACATTGTGGTGAAAATGAACTACGGTCATATGATTTAGGGTACACAGCAACAGCTGGTACGCCCACGCATTGGTACGAGGCTGGCTATAACAACATTGGCTTTTATCCTGTGCCATCAACAAACACTACATTTATTGCTAGAGGAGCTGGACTACCTACGGCAATAACTGAAGGATCCGGTACGTTCAGTTTTATTAGTGATGATTTATTGATGCAAGCATTACCAGCATATGCAGCGCGTAAAATAGCACTCAAGAATTATGATGACCCATCAATTGTCGGCCGTGCATTCTGGGGTGATTGGTATGATCAAGTGCGCATGCAGTTGTGGATGCGACTCGATGCGTCATACAAAGCTCCTAATGGAATATTTAGTGTTCCACCCGTAATGAGTGCTGGTGGTAAATGATGAAAATAGCGTGGGGTAGATTAATTCTAATTGTATTAGGAGCTTTTACTGCCAGCGCTGCTCCAGAATTTGATGCTGCGTGGAAAGCGCAGCACATTGCGGACAATGCCTCGTTTGGCACTGTTACTCGCGCACTATTGATGGCAAGCATAGAAGGTATACGCGCAGGTGTTCCGGCAATGACTACCGCGCTCATTGCTTTTTTTATGCGACAGGATAGTACACTTCCAGTTTTTTCTATGAAACTACCAGAAGTAGCAAAAGTCAGTGAAGCAACGAGGGATGTCAATGAATAAAGTAGGTCTGTCCGTGGATGATATTCAACAAATTGTGGCTGGTTTTTTTGGAAGTATTGTTGGCGTAAGCAAACAATCCCACCTAAATTTTGGAGCACTTGTTCTTTCAGTTATAAGTGGAACTGCTAGTGCAACATATTTGACTCCAGTTATAGCTGCTCCTTTGCATATCAAAGATCCAAAATACATGTTAGGTTTATCGTTTTTGATGGGGACGTTAGGTTTACGTGGCGTTGAAATTGTTACGGCAAAACTAAATCTTCATGGTGGCAAGGATAAAACTAATGGACCCGAAGTTAATAATTAACTGCGTATCTAATTGTTTTATTGCATTGTCGGTATCTGGTTTTATTGCTTTATTGCGTCATCCTAAATCTCCGATAGAGCACATGCCATTTGTAATTAAAACGTGGATACGTTGCTCACTAGGTTTTATTGCAGCAGGTAGTTTGTACAGTGCAATGGCATTAAGTAATCCACGATGGAGTGAGATTATAACAAATATTGGTGTCGCCAATATGTTCTCGTGGGCTTTTTTCTGGCATAAACGAAGGTGGCGTATTTAAATGCCAATGACCGAAATTGACTTTTTATATCCAAAAGTCATAATGCCTAATAACGGGCTTGTAACACAAGCAACTGTCGAATTTGACAGCACTGGTGATGTACAAGGTTGGATTTGTCAAGCTGCTGAAGATATGACTATTACGCAGGTTGGCTGTTACATAAGTGGAAAAACTGGTAGGCCCGGAGATCAAGCAGGTTCTTTACGGCTTGGCGTGTGTTATGTTGATGCAACTAATGGTTTCCCAGCTAACCCTCCTGTATGGGCAAATGCAACATTTAGCGGGACGGCAGGTACAGCTTATCAAGATTTCAATGCTGATCTAGTTACAACTGGACAGATGCTGATAGCGACTTTGACTACATCTGTTACCATTACTAGAGGCACAGCATTTGGTATAGCTCTTGATGCCGTTGCAGGAACATGGGCTACTGGTAATGATTCATTAACTGTACGAACTGGTTGGAATAATACATATCCTTTCATGCGTAGGCCATATTCCGTTGGCCGTCCAGCTGGGTCGTACATTGATAATGACGTAAACATTCCTTCTTTCCTTTACAGAAGTAGTACAAAAACTTATGGATATCCATACGAAACAGTAACTAGTCTTAATGTAAATAACGGCAGTACACCTGATGAGTTTGGTATTTATTTTAGAATGCCTACTGGTAGTTGCCAAACGTATGAAGTAGCCGGATTACGTTTAGGGTGTTTACCTGCTGCTGATTTTGACGTTCGATTATATGGAACTGATGGTACTACCGTTTTAGCATCGATGTCATATGACAGCTCTCTGCAAAACCAAACAGCGCAAGGTGCATTTGATTGTATGTTTACTGGTACAACGCTACCGACATTAAATGCAGGTTCGTATTACAGATTAGTTGTACGTCCAACTACAATTAGTAATATGGGTCCTGTTCAATACTTTACATTTAGGCAGGATTCCGACAAATTAGCTGTACTAGGTACAGCAGCCGACATTCAATACACCACACGTACTAATGATGGTGCGTGGACAGAAAACACTAACCGCATGTTAACTATGCAGGCAATTATTGTAGGGTTGGATCAAGGTACTGCATCTGGTGGAATGTTAGTGCATCCGGGAATGTCTGGAGGCATACGTGGCTAAACTATTTATACAAGCAAACAGTACGTCGCATACTGAATATGTATTTATTCAAAACTCTACTAGTACTACTGGTGCAGGATTGACTGGACTTGTGTTTAACTCTGCTGGTCTTAATGCTTATTACGCAGTAGAGCGAGGAGCTGCTACAGCCATTACATTAGTTACATTGGCAAGCGCAACTGCAGCATATGCATCTGGTGGTTTCGTAGCAGTAGACGGAACTAATATGCCGGGGTTGTACCGTTTTGATGTTCCAAATGCACTGTTCTCTGTTGCTGGTACATCAAAAGTAGTAGTCATGCTTAAAGGTGCAACCAACATGGCTCCTGTTGTACTTGAGTATCAAATTGTAGCGTTTAACCCAGATGATGCCGTGCGACTCGGATTAACAGCTTTACCTAATGCAAACGCAGGAGCATTGGGTGGACTCCCTACAGGTAACGCGTCTGGGCAAGTTACTGTGGCAACAAATAACGATAAAACTGGATATTCACTATCCCAAGCATTCCCAGCAAACTTTAGTGCATTAGCAATAACTCCTACAACTGGGCTTGTGTCTGTTGGCACCAATAACGATAAGTCTAACTACACACTAAGTACCTCTCAAACATTTAGTACTACTGGATCAGTAGGGTCTGTAACGGGTTCTGTCAACTCTGTTTCTACAGGTGTGACAGTAACAACAAATAACGATAAAACAGGTTACTCTTTAGCAACAGCTCCGCCTACTGCAGCAGTTATTGCTGATGCTGTATGGGACGAGGTTTTGTCTGGCCATTTAACTGCCGGTACTACTGGTGCAGCGTTAAATTCCAGTGGTAGCGCTACGCCTGCACCTACTGCTGCAGCAATTGCAGATGCTGTATGGGATGAGGCATACAATACTCATACAACAGCTGGATCTTTTGGTAAGTTAATGGATACTTTACGTAAAGCAAATTACGTAATTGAAGGTACGACTACTGCATCTAGTACAACAACATCAATAAATACAAACCTTACTGGCTATATAGCTAATGCATTTGATAATCAAACAATATTATTTATTGGGGGTGCAATAGCTGGGACATCTGGAATTATCAGCGGTAACAACACAGGTGGGTCTATCATTACACTTGATGAGGCATTGCCACAAGCTCCTGCATCAGCTATTGACTTTGTTATTCTTGCACAACACGTGCATACAAAAAATGGCATTGCTGATAATTTATTGAGCAGGTATTTAGATAGTTCTGGTAACGGTACGGATACTGTCGATGAACGTACGGTACGCTCTGCTTTGCGAGCTATGCGTAATAAAGTCGTTGTCAATAGTGGTGGATTGACAGTTTATAAAGAAGATGACGCTACTACGGCATGGTCTGGTACGTTGAGTAACACGGCTAATGTAACCGTCAATCCTACAGGTGGTTCATAATGAATATGATGATCACGTTTGATCGTGTATTGACACCTGTGCCAGATTGGTTAATTAAAGGCACGATACAAGATAACAGTGGTAACGTTTTGTATGATTTTGGGCCTGACGGTTTATCAATTAACACATGGTGGAATAGTCAGCCAGAAGAATTTCAACGAGAGTATGTATTGCTATTTTCAGCTATTATTGGGCAGCAACTTATAGGTAATGACTAGTGGCTACATATTAC